CCGCGGCCTAAAAGCGATGCCCGAAGCCGCTGGGATGGGCGGCAGTGCCTCAGAACAAAACAAGAACTTTTTGCTTGACCTCATCCGAGTTATCTGCCAGAAAATTCCCATCGTTCGAATTGCGCCCGCCCGACACCCGCCGCGGCGGGTTTTTCTTTTCCCGCATCCGCCCGAGGAGTTTCCCCATGAGGATTTACGCGCCGCTGCAGAAGATCGACGAGGAGCAGCGCATGGTCTACGGCTACGCCTCGACCGAGGCGCTGGACAGTCAGGGCGAGATCATCAAGCGCGACGCGATCGAGGCGGCGCTCCCTGAGTTCATGCGCTTCGGCAATATCCGCGAGATGCACCAGCCCTCTGCGGTCGGTAAGGCCAAGGGCGCCACGATCGACGACAAGGGCCTCTATCTCGCCGCCAAGATCGTCGACGACGACGCCTGGGCCAAGGTCAAGGAGGGCGTCTATTCCGGCTTCTCGGTCGCGGGCCGGGTGACCGCGCGCGATCCGCTGCAGAAGCATGTCATCACCGGCTGCGACCTCTCCGAGATCAGCCTGGTCGACCGGCCGTCGAACCCGGAGGCGGTGTTCGAGATGTTCAAGGCCGCCGGCTTGACCAAGAACAGCCTCTCGAAGATCGGCCGACGCAATTCCAAGGCCGACCTCGCCCATATCCAGGCGATCCACGACCATGCCGCCGCGCTCGGCGCCGGATGTCCTGCCTGCGCCGCGGACGGCGAGGGCGACGGTGATCCGGACGAGCTGGACGGCGATGCCGCGGACAGTGTGGCGAAGCTCGCCGCCACGCTCGGCCGGCTGACCGAGGATTATGCCCGGCTCGCCGCCCGCCTCGGCCGGATCGAGGACCGGCCGGCGCCGGCGCGGGGCGCCTTGCGCGCCATCGCCAAGCACGAGGACCTGGGCCGCCTGCCGGCCGAGGATCCCGCCGACACCGCCGGCCTGATCAAGGCGGCGCTCGCCCGGCCGCGCATCTTCTAAGCCTGCCCCGTCCCCCTCCCAAAGCCTGTCCGACCCGGCCTTTGTGCCGGGTTTTTCTTTGTCCCCCCGAAGGAAGCGCCCATGACCACCACCGACGACACGCTCACCCTGACGCGCGAGGCGCTGGCGGCACCCATGCCGTTCGGTAGCCTGGCCAAGAGCTTCACCCAGGCGACCAGCCCGACCTCGGGCATCACCTGGTACGACCTCGAGAAGCCGGCGAAGTCGCTGGTGCCGGTCATCACGCCGCTGCGCAACATGATCCCGCGCGTGCCGGCTTCGGGCGGCATCCAGGCCAACTGGCGCGCCATCACCGGCGTCAATGTCGGCAACGCCACCTTCGGCGTCAGCGAGGGCAACCGCGGGCCGGTGCTGGTGACCCGGACCCAGGATTATTACGCGGTCTACCGCGGCTATGGCTTCGACGATTACGCCAGCTTCGAGGCCGGCTATGCCGCCGAGGGCTTCGACGACATCCGGGCCCGGACCATGGAGGGGCTGATCAAGTCGCTCATGATCCAGGAGGAGAAGATCGTCTTGGGCGCCAACACCTCGCTGGCGCTGGGCACGACCCCGACGCCGGTGTTGGCGGCGGCAACGACCGGCGGCAGCCTCGCCGCCGGCACGCAGAGCGTCATCTGCGTGGCGCTCACCTACGAGGGCTTCTTGGCATCCTCGGTCGCGGGCGGTCTGCCGCTTTCCGGCACCCGCACGCTCGCCGACGGCACGACCGAGCAGGTGAACCAGGGCACGGCTGAGCAGTCGGCCAATGCGACCGTGGCCACGACCGGCACCAGTGCCGCCGTCACCGCCTCGATCACGCCGGTGCCGGGTGCCTTCGGCTATGCCTGGTTCCTGGGGGCGGCCGGCTCCGAGAAGCTGGCGGCGATCACCACCGTTGCGACCGTGACGTTGACCGCCCCGGCCGGCGCCGGCGCGCAGGCCGCGAGCGCCGGCTTCGCCGCCGACCACAGCCGCAACGGCCTGATCTTCGACGGGCTGTTCTCGCAGATCCTGGCGTCGGGCAGCGGCTCCTACATCGACACGCTCGCGAACGGCGCCACGCTCACCTCCGACGGCGTCGGTGGCGTGGTCGAGATCGACCAGGCGCTGCAGAGCTTCTGGGACAATTACCGCCTCGCCCCCGACGCGATCTGGGTGTCGAGCCAGGAGCAGCGCAACATCACGCGCAAGGTGCTGTCGGCCACGACCGGGGCAGCACAGCGTTTCGTCATCAACGTCGACCAGGGCCAGATCAAGGGCGGCGACCTGGTGACGAGCTACCTCAACAAGTACTCGATGGACGGCGCCCAGCAGATCCCGGTCAAGCTGCACCCGAACATGCCGCCCGGCACGGTGCTGTTCACCACCTCGACCATTCCCTATCCGCTGTCGAACGTGGCGAACGTGCTGCAGATGCGCATGCGGCAGGATTTCTTCGCGATCGAGTGGCCGCGCCGCACGCGCAAGTACGAGTACGGCATCTATGCCGACGGCGTGCTGCAGAACTACTTCCCGCCGGCGTTCGGCATGATCACCAACATCTCCAACGGCTGACGCAGTCTCGTTCTCTCCCGTCTTTCCCGCGCAGGCGGGGAGGGCGGGAGGGGCGGCGCCCTTGCATTCCCACCTTCCTATTTCCTGTCAGGCAGCGCCATGGCCGATCTCACCACGCTCGCCAACCTCAAGGGCTGGCTCAATCTCACGGCCACCGGCGACGATTTGCTGCTGGCGCGCCTCGTCACGTCCGCCTCCGCCTTCGTCGAGAGCTGGCTCGGCCGCGCGGTCGGGCTCGCCGATTATGTCGAGACGCGCGACGGCACCGGCGGCAGCACGCTCGCCTTCGCGGTCGGGCCTGTGCAATCCGTGACGGCGCTCAGCATCGACGGCAACGGCGTCGCGGCCTCGCCCGACGGCATCGCCCCCGGCTATGTCTTCAGCCCGAGCCGGCTCGCCCTCATCGGCCGGCGTTTCCGGCCGGGGCTTGCCAACGTCACCATCAGCTACCAGGCCGGCTATGCCACCGTGCCGGCCGACATCGAGCAGGCGGTGATCGCGCTTGCCGCACTCCGCTATCGCGAGCGGGAGCGCATCGGGCTCGCGTCCAAGGGTCTCGCCGGCGAGACCACCAGCTTCGCCCAGAAGGACATGCCGGCCGACGTCGCGACCGCGCTGCAGCATTATCGCAAGGTGGTGCCGCTGTGAGCGCCGTCACCGCCTCGGCCCAAGCCCAGCTCCAGGGCCTCGCCGCCGCGATCCGGGCCGAGCTCGTCGACACGATCGCGGCGAAGGCCGCAGCCCTCGCCGACCAGGCGCGGGGTTTGGCCCCGGGCGCCCTCGGGGCCTCGCTAACGATCGAGCCGGACGGGCTCAGCGCCGAAGTCGGCTCCGACCTGCCCTATGCGCGCCTGTTCGAGCTCGGTTTCCAGGGCAGCGAGAGCGTCAAGGCGAGCCTGCGCACGATCCGCCAAGTCTATGGCCGGCCGGTGGCGCCGCACCAGATCGCCGTCACCGCCTACAGCCGGTCGGTCGACCGGCCGGCGCAGCCGTTCCTGGCGCCGGCGCTCGATCCGGAGGCGCTGCTGGACGATATCGCCGCCGCGATCGACCGGGTGCTCGGATCATGAGTGCCGCGCGCGAGACGATCGCCGCGGCGCTGTTCCAGCGCCTGACCGCGATCCCCGGGCTCGTCACCGCGAACCGGCGTTTGAAGCACTGGGCCGACGTGGCGCCGGCCGAGCAGCCGGCGCTCTACCAGGTGCAGAAGGGCGAGAGCTGGGTCCGGCGCAACGGCCTGCCACCGGCCCGGCGCCTCTCGCTCGAGCTGTTCGTCTATGTCAACACCGCGGCCGATCCGACCGTGGCGCCGAGCCAGGTGATGAACCCGCTGCTGGATGCGATCGAGGCCGCGCTGGCGCCCGACCCGGGCCAGGTGACCCAGACGCTGGGCGATCTGGTCGAGCACGCCTGGATCGCCGGCCGGATCGAAAGCGACGAAGGGCTCCTGGGCGACCAGGCCGTCGCCATCGTGCCCGTCGACATCCTGGTTCCCTGACCCCTTCTTCCCAAGGAGATCCCGATGCCCCAGTTCGCCTTCGGCGGCGGCGCGCTCTATGCCGTGCGCACCGACATCGCCAACACCACCCCGGTCCGGTTCGGCGCCCTCCAGGACGTGCAACTCGATTTCTCGGGCGACCTCAAGGAGCTCTATGGCCAAGGCCAGTTCGCGCTGGCGCTGGCCCGCGGCAAGGCCAAGATCGAGGGCAAGGCCAAGTTCGCCCAGATCAACGGCGCGCTGTTCAACAATCTGTTCTTCGGCCAGACGCTCACGGCCGGCCAGAGCCTGGTGGCGCAGAACGAGGCGGCGCTGGTGCCGGCGGCAGCGCCCTTTCAGGTCACGGCGCAGAACGGCGCCAGCTTCGCGGCCGACCTCGGCGTGTTCTACGCCCAGACCGGCCTGCCGCTCACGAAGGTCGCGAGCGGTCCGGCGCAGGGCCAGTACAGCGTGGCCGCCGGCGGCATCTACGGCTTCGCCGCGGCCGACGAAGGGGCGGCCTTGCTGCTCAACTACGAATACACGGCCGCGACCGGCACGCGGATCGCGCTCGGCAACCCCCTGATGGGCCTGACCCCGACCTTCCAGGCCACGTTCAGCGAGCAATATGCCGGCAAGCAGCTGACCCTGCAGCTCAATGCCTGCGTCGCGTCCAAGCTCAGCTTCCCGACCAAGCAGGACGATTGGTCGATCAGCGAGCTCGATTTCCAGGCGCAGTCCGATGCGTCCGGCAATGTCGGCTTCTTGAGCCTCGCGGAGTGAGTGCCATGGATCAGGATTTGACCATCACGATCGGCGGCGAGGCGGTGACGGTGCCACCCATGTGCTTCGCGGCGCTGAAGCGCGCCTGGCCCGCAATCCAGACCATGCCGGGCCGCGCCGATCTGATCGAGCAGGCGTCCTGCGCCGTCGAGATCGTCGCGGCGGCGCTCGCCGACAGCCGGCCGGATCTGAGCGTGGCCGCGATCGAGGCGCGGCTCCAGGGCTCGGAGCTGGTCGGCCTCGTGACGCGGCTGCCGCGGCTGCTCGAGGCATCGGGATTGCTGCCTTCCGCGAGTGCTGGGGCTGGAGACGCCCGTCCGGGGGAGCCCGCGGCAGGGTCGTGAGGGATCCGGACGATCTCGTGGCCGAGCTGGTGGCATCGGGCGCCGGCAGCTGGGACGCGGTCGCCCGGGGCATGACCCTGCATCACTACAGCGCGCTGCAACGCTACTGGGCGCGGCATCCGCCCGTCCATCTGCTGATCGCCGCCTGGCTCGGCGTCGGCCCCAAGCCCGAGCCCGAACCGGCGGACCTGGGTCAGCTCATGGCCATGTTCGGCCTGGGCGCGATCCGCTGAGCGAAATTGAGGAGACGCCATGGCCGACGATCTTGCGATGTCCGTCCAGATCGGCGCCGATCTGAGCGCGCTCGAGGAGCAGCTTGGGGCGGCGACCAAGCTGGTCGGCGATTTCGCCGCCAGCCTGACGAAGACGACCGCGACTGCCGCCGGCAGCGCGGACAGCGCGAATGCCAAGGCCGCGAAGGCCGCATCGCAGCGCTGGGACAGTACCGCCAAGAGCATCGAGAACTCGATGAACACGGCGATCGGCGGCGTGCTGCGCGGCACGACCAGCCTGAAGGCCGGGTTCGGCAAGATCGCGCTCGGCATCGAGCAGCGCATGCTTGCGGCGGCCCTGCGCGTTCCGGAGGATTGGGCGAGCGGGCAGCTGAAGAGCCTAGTCCTGACCCAGCAGGTCGAGAACGCCAAGACCGCCGCGAGCCAAGCGGGTGCCGTCGCCCGCGACAGCATCGGCGCTGGCGAGAATGCCAGCCTGTTCGAGCGGATCGGCCGGGCGATCGCCGAGTGGCTGGGCCTGGAAAGCAGCAAGACCGCGGGATCGGCTGCGGGGGCGGCGAGCCGGACGACGGCGATCGCGGTCGAAAATACGGCGACCATGCTGCAGGACCTGGGCCTGATCGAGATGGCCGCCGCTGTCGCTGCCGCCAATGCCTATGCCGCCAATGCGGCGCTGCCGCCCGTGGCGCTGGCGGCGGCCGAGCTCGCCTGGGGCACGACGATGGGCTACGCCTCGGGCCTGGGCGGCGGCATCGCCTCCGCGGCCGGCGGCTGGGATCGGGTCCCCTACGACGGTGCGCTGACCGAGCTGCACAAGGACGAGATGGTGCTGCCGGCCTCGATCGCGACGCCGCTGCGCCAGTCGTTGGCTGTGCCGCGCGCCAACGCTTCCGGATCGGCGGGGCAGGCCGGTGCCACGCATTTTCATTTCGCGCCGGTCATCTCGGCGGTCGATGCGACGGGGGTCGACCAGCTGCTGCAGCGCCATCAGGACGTCTTCATCCGGAACGTCCGCAATTGGCACCGCAACGGCAAGCTCGGGCCGCGGGGAGCGCTCGCATGAACCAGGCGATATTTCCGAATCTTCCGAGCCTCGCCTGGTCGAGCTTCAAGCGCCCGACTTTCTCGACGCGCATCTCCAGGCGCACCTCGGGCCGCGAGGTGCGCGCCGCCAACTATGCCTATCCGCTCTACGAGTTCGAGCTGACCTATGAGGTGCTGCGCGCCGACACGGCGTATCAGGAGCTGCAGCAGCTCATGGGCTTCTTCCTCCAGCGCCAGGGCCAGTT